TTCAATCTTGTCATGCACGACCTGAAGTAAAAAGATAATCGCATCTTGATCCCTGCGTTCAGTAAACGGTTGATGGATTTCTATTTCCTCGGCCATTGGTGATTCTCCCTAGAACGTGATCGACCCACTGGCCGTGAATTTGTAGACGCGAAAGCCCCCAGCCACCGTAATAGTCGGGCTACCAGTGGTTGCGGTTGCTGGTGCGAATTGGTCGGAGTATCGTAGGATTACTATGCCGGAGCCGCCTGCGCCGCCGATACGACCTGATTGGTCGCCTCCGCCTCCACCACCCCCACCCGTATTTGCGGAGCCTGCTGTTCCCGCAGTAGTCCCGCCTGCTCCACCACCACCGACTCCACCAAGTCCAACTGTTCCATCTGACAGGCGAGCGCCTCCCCCACCACCGCCAGCGTATGTAGTTACGGTGCCAGATATTAAGGCCGCGATACCAGCGCCGCCATTGCCAGCTACAAGCGTTGTCCCCTTTAGGCCAACAGTTCCTGCACCACCTCCGCCACCTCCTGTATATGCCGGAACATAAGGGCCAGCACCGCCTCCTGCATTACCTTGTCCTGTAGTTCCACTACCCGCAGCACCCTCGCCACCATAGGTTCCATTTCCTCCGCCAGAGCCTCCCGCTAATCCTGCTGTTGTTCCGCCCCCGCCTCCACCCCCTGCGGCTGAGACTGTTCCAAATACTGATGCGCTTCCAGTTGCGCCATTAACATCGGCTGTTGCTGCACCGCCACCACCAACAGTGACTGTGATCGCTGCTCCTGCCGCTACACCAAGGAGTCCTGATAGCAAACCGCCGCCGCCACCGCCGCCTCCATACTGCCCACCACCCCCACCACCCCCCGCAACCACCAGATACTCCACATTCTGCGGAGGCACGTTAGGCCACAGCCCTGCCTTGATCGCAGCCTGAGCTTGCGCCATTGTCCAGATGCCGCTGAACTGTCCCACTTAGACCACCTCTGTCCAAGTCAGACTAGGCTCGTCCCATACATACCGCTTGCCATCAGTAGGCATGGGTGTAGGGGATTCCCACAAGTAAGTGTCGTCGTTCTTCGTCCAGCTTGGGTATGGCTGTGGTGCGTAGAAGCCGATGCCGTCGTACAAGAAGCCTTTGCCGGGGTAGTTCTTGCGAACTGGTGTGCCACCGTCCTTGTGTACGCCACCGGCAGTGTTGTAGCTGCACTGGACGAACTTAGCCGGGTCGCCGTGCATACCAGCATCGATAACGTCTTGATCGATGACCAAGACCTGAGTGACTATTCCATTTTCAACGTAAGCGAAGTGCGCCATGATTGTTTCCTTAAAAAGTGATTGAACCGGATGAAGTCCATGTGTAGGCTTGATAGCCGTTTGCGATTGAGACTTGGGGTGAGCCTGTTGTGGCTGTGGGTGCGGATTGGCTTGAGGGGTAACGGAGGATTACGATGCCGGAGCCACCTGCTCCTGATGTAGCCGTATGTGAGCCGCCTCCACCGGAACCACTATTCGCAGAAGCTGAGGACCCGGAAGCAGATGCGTCACCGCCTCCCGCAGAACCTATGCCGTTAGTGGTAGTCCCTGCGCCTCCACCTCCACCAGAGAAGAAGCGCCTAGTCCCATCGATGGTGGAGCAAGTCCCTGTGCCGCCATTACCGCCAGCAGTTGCAGTACCTGCAACTCCTACTGAGCCACTACCGCCACCACCCCCAGCACCGGCAGATGTTGAGAATGATGCGCCACCGTCATACCCCTGACCAGCAGTAGCTGTACCATAAGCTGTTTGCACTCCACTGACTGCGGAACTACCTGCGGCTGAACCGACATTGCTCTGTGTTGTGTAGCTTCCGCCCCCGCCCCTCTTTGCAGTTATGGAACTGAACACAGAGTCGTTGCCATCAATTCCAATATCGTTGCCGACAGTCTTAGCTGCACCACCGGCACCAATGGTTACAGTAAGAGCAGACCCGGTAGCGATGGCTAGTAACCCTTGGAGCAATCCACCCGCACCTCCACCGCCCCCCATACGATCTGCACTTTGACCAGACCCGCCCGACCCACCCCCCGCCACCACAAGGTATTCCACGGAAGTCGGAGCGCCGGAGAGGGGATTAAATGTAGGGCTTATGAAGCCCCCGAGTCTGTTGCTCATAGTGTTATCGAGCCTGAACTCGTCCATTTATAGACCCGCCAGCCACCTGCTGTGGTCACTGTGGGCGAGCCTGTTGTTGATGCTGCAAGAGCGAAGGTGTCGGAGTATCGTAGGATTACTATGCCGGAGCCGCCTGAAGCGTTTGTAACCCCAGTGGTTAGATAGTCAGAACTACCCCCAGCGCCCCCTCCTGTATTCGCAGTTCCAGAAGTACCAGCTAGTTGCGTTGCAGGTTTGCCGATAGCGCCAGCACCACCACCTCCGACTCCACCCGTACCAGCAACAGTCCCTGCCAGATTTGCTCCGCCACCACCACCACCTCCGGCGTAGGGTGTAACAGTTCCTGAAATTGAAGAGGCTATACCAGCACCACCGTTGCCACATGCCGGGTTAACACCTGCAATGCCCACTGTTCCTGCCCCACCGCCTCCGCCGCCAAAGTTTGATATCGAGCCTCCGCCAGTATTCCCCTGACCAGTCGTACCAGCAGCGCCAGATAGAGTTCCTGACCAGCCGCCGCCACCACCCCCACTTCCACCGACCAAAACTTCACCCCCACCACCAGTTGCAGTGATGCCGCTGAAAACCGAATTGTTGCCGTTATTGGCAGTAGTCGAGGCAGAGCCTGCGCCACCAGCACCGATAGTCACAGTTAAGGCTGATCCCGCTGCAATGCCAAGTAAACCTGCTAGCAGTCCACCCCCGCCTGCCCCACCACTGCGATTAGCACACGCTCCCCCACCCCCAGCCACGACAAGGTACTCAACCCATCCAGTCTTAGCGTCAGCATTCCCCCACGCCTTGTCACGCAGGGCACGGAGATGATTGTTTAATGTGAAAATTCCAGAAGGCATATTGTTCTCCTAGAATGTGATTGAACCGCTGGCAGTGAAGACGTACACACGCCACATGCCAGAGATGTAAGTTGATGGACTACCCGTTGTGGCTGCTGCGGGAGAGTAGGTTGCTGGGTAGCGTAGGATTACTATGCCGCTGCCGCCTGCCGCTGATGTGGTTTTTGTAGAGCCGTAGTCAGAGCTTCCTCCAGCCCCTCCACCTGTATTTGCGGCACCCGCAGCGCCTGCAACCTGTACGGTAGTTGATCCCTTTGCGCCATCCCCACCGCCACCAGCACCACCGATACCTGCCCTAGCGGGAGCAGTAGAGGCTCCTCCTCCACCACCTCCAGCAAAGAAGCGTCTAGTCCCGTCTATGGTTGAGCAAATGCCTGTACCACCATCCCCAGCAGGTAGTCCAGCACTACCAGCAGCTATGCCTACGCTACCAGCGCCACCACCACCACCAGAGCCATGAGAGCTTGTCCCCGGACTTCCGGTGCCACCAGCATAGCCCTGCCCCGCTGTTCCAGTGCCTCCAGCAAAGCCGTTAGCTCCACCACCACCACCAGAGCCACCATTTCGCCCAGCAACCCCCTCCATATTTCCAGCGCCACCACCCGTTGCGGTGATAGATGAAAATACAGAGTTATTTCCGTCTTGTCCTACTGCTGCTGCATCTGTTGTGCCAGCACCGCCAGCGCCAACGGTTACTGTAAGTGCAGCACCAATAGCAACAGATAGGATGCCTTGCTGCAACCCCCCTGCGCCCCCTCCACCTTGTTGACCTACTGCGCCACAAGATGCACCCCCCGCCACCACAAGGTATTCCACCTGCGTAGGAGCCCCGTAGTAGGGACTGGTGATGGAGCCGGTTAGGGCGTCACGTCTGCTCACGAAAGGTCCTTAAAACTCATCACATACGTAATTGCACTTCCCGTGCCGCTTGTGACATGGACTGCGCTCCAAGCGCCTGCGTCGGCGTCCATCGTGGCGTCAACCAGCGATATGCCTTGGCTCTTGTCCACAACGATCAGGGATGCGTAGGGTGGGATGGTGATCGTCGGGCAGATGATGCGGTAGTTCGTGCCGTCATACAGTTCCACAATCGCCGTGGCCGCTGTAGCTGTCGTGTTGCTCGCCGTGATTGAGCCGACCTCAAAGACGTGCCCTGTGGCTGGTGCCACCCCAAGTGCGGTACGCGCCGTGTTTGCAGGGACTACGGAAGCCCCACCTTCGATGATGGTGGCTACGTTGATGATGTTGAATGCTGCCATGATATCTCCTTAAAATTTATGCAAACACGAGCGTCATCGCTATGGCTTTACCAACCGTTGCGTATGGGAGTGCGGGGAATGTGCAGTTTGTGAGAGTGCCAGAAGAAGGCGTTCCAAGAGCGCCACCATTAGCGACGAGGGCACCCGCAGAGCCTACGGCAACTGCCAGCGCAGTGCCAACCCCTGTGCCGGGGGTGATCCCTGCCCATGTGGTTAGGTCGGCGTCGTATGCTTGTACAGTAGTACCAATAGCAGCAGCGACTAAGGCCGTTCCGGTAACACCAGCAGCTGGTAGCCCGGTGGCGTTGGTGAGTGTGGCGCTTGAGGGTGTACCGAGAGCACCGTTGAATACTACTGGGGCACCAGCAGAGCCTACGGCAACTGCTAGCGCTGTGGCTACGCCAGTTCCGGGGGTTACGCCTGCCCATGTGGTTAGGTCGGCGTCGTATGCTTGTACAGTAGTACCAATAGCAGCAGCGACTAAGGCCGTTCCGGTAACACCAGCAGCTGGGAGCCCGGTGGCGTTAGTAAGTGTCAGTGTTGTCGGCGTGCCATAAGCGCCATTAAATAGTACAGGAGCGCCAGCAGAGCCGACATTTACTGCTAGCGCTGTGGCTACGCCAGTTCCGGGGGTGATCCCCGCCCAGGTTGTCAAGTCGGCGTCGTAGGCTTGGACATTCGTCCCGATGGCCAAGCCAAGAGCAGTTCTGGCATCGGAGGCAGTAGTTGAACCCGTGCCCCCTGCTGCAACAGGGGTGATCTTGTATCCGATCTTCTGGATGACGTTGACGTCATCCTTGTAGAACAGAAACCCGTCCTTGTAGTTTATCGCTAGTTCACCAGCGGCGAGATCCCCAGCCACAGGGGCATTGGTCGTCGTGCCACTGTTGTAGAGGACGATGGGGGTGTAGTTTGTTGCGGCCATTAGAAGACTCCTCCAGAAATGCCAGTAATTGTGCCAGTGAAAGTAGGTGCTGCTGCCCGGACAAATACGCCTGTGCCCGTCCCCCCATACTCAGCATCGGTCAAGTGGTACTGCTCAGAAGCTGTGCCCCCCTGCAAGCCACCAAGTTGATTGTGCAAGACCGCCAGCGGCGTAGTCATGTGCGTGTTTCTTGTCGTGCCGTTATAGGTAGTCGTTACCGTTCTGCCTGCGTTGGTAGACGTGACGAAACTAATGCCGCCCAACTTAGTCGTGGCAGTAACTGTGAACGCTGGCTGCGTTGTGGTGACGTCGTACTGCGTGATCGTAGTGGTCAGCGAAGGCGACGTCAAACCACCAAACAACAGCTTCCACACGCTTGCGGCTACTGCGCTTTCGTTTGCGTACCCGCTAGGGACGATAATCGTCACATTGAGGTCATTCGTCCGGGCAGAGATTTGGTACAGCCCCTGCGGGGTCTGTAGGTATGAAGCCAGTGTGTTAGTCGCTGAAGCAACGATGGCTGACGTAGAGAACGGGGTTCCTGCACTCGCAGTAGCTGTGCGAGTTGTGCCTGTTCCTGTAGTAGTCAGCGTGCCTGTAACAAAGAGGAGCGCCGCGTACATCTGCCGGGTGATCGTAGTCGTTGCCCCGCTTGCACTGGCGAACACCGAGTAATTCCAGACACCAGCGTCAATGTTCGTTCTGCTTAATGCTGGAGACAGCCAAGCGGAAGAAGCAACGGTGCCGTTAATGGAGGTTGTCGTGGTAGTCTGTTCAGCCGTAGTTACCGGGGACTGCGACAGCGTCAATACCGGAAGTACGTTGTTTGTTCCCGTAGCAATGATGGACGGAGTCGCATTGAAGAACTCAACACCCGAGCCACCACTAATGGAGTTAGAAGCCCCATTTACCCATGCCACACCGTTGTACTTGAGAATCTGGTCAACTACCGGAGAAGTAATAGTAGTGTCAGACAGGTTGGCCAGAGGGATGGCAATGTCAGCAGAGCCGTTAAAGGCTACCCCTCCGATGTTTCGGGATGTGGTTAGTGTCGCCGCAGAGCCCGATGTGTTCTGGTTGAACGTCGGCCATGTGATCGTGCCCGTGGACATATCGGCGCTTGTCACAACCCCAAGGTGCGGGGTAACTAGTGTTGAGCTAGTGTCATAGACCAGCTTGCCTGTGCCAGTGGCTCCGGTGCTGGTGACGCCCTCAAAGGTAGTGTGGCCTGTGACTGAGAGCGAACCGGGTAGCGATACACTCTTGTCCTGATCCACAGTCATCGCGACAACAGGAACAGTCGTGGTGTTGGGCGTCACATAAAGCAGCGCCTTCGTACCATGAGCAGTAGCACCCCACATCTCTGTGGTGATGCCTTCCCAGTACGCGCCGGCCAAATCGTCAGCCGAGGTAGTCGCATACCCCGCGAACTCAAACCGCCCAAGACTGTCCCCGCTCTGAGGAACCTGGGGCGCGCCGTATGTTCCACGGAACTTGGCGACACGCAGGGCAGAGCCATTGGCATCACTGGAGTAGCCTCGCATGGCCACCCGGGAGAGCGAGCCGTTGTCGCCAACAAACCGGCCTAAGATGTTTGGGGCAACCGTTGTACCCACCCCGAAATGAGTTACGTTTACAAGATGCTTGGCGTTCAGGTCAACGTCAGTAGTTGCCCCGGTGTAGGGGATGTACGCAAGGGCTGGAATATCCGCTGCTATCAGCGCTCGGAAAGCAGGAGGGCCGCTGGCGCCTGTTGGCCCAGCGTAGACTACATTGGCTAACTGATTACCGAAGACGTCCTGTTTGCCATTGAACGTGCTCCAGTCCGCTGCGCTCAGCGCGCCCCGGTTACTTGCAGACGCAGTTGGAACATTCAGGGTAATAACAGGGGTCGTACTGCCGTTCGCAACCGTGGAGGAGAGATCAGTACCTGTGGTGCCAAGCGTCAGAGCGGCCACAGAAGTCACTGTTCCGGTGCCTGAGGGCAAATCCGCAGTAACCAACGCACGGAACGCTGAAGGCGCGTTTGGCCCACTTGCTGGCCCTGCATAAACGATATTAGCAGGTTGGTCGGAGACAATCATCGCCGAACCCCAAGTCGGGGCGGATGCTCCGCCTGAAACCAGCACCTGACCGGCCAAGCCTGTGACACTCACATACAGGCCATCAGCCCCGCACCAGATGATAGCTCCTGCATCGGGGACCAAACTCTTAGCCGTGCCGCCGTTACTCAGCCCCAGCAGTCCGTCAACTTCATTATCATCTGCTAGGTCAACAGCAGGATGGGCGTGGTCTGACCGAGCAATGTCTGTAGCAACTCCACTAGTCCCTACTTGATACCCGCTTGTAGGGGTTGCGTTTGAAAGATTAGCTAGCAAGGTTACATTATTATTTAATGTGCCTCCTCCGCTAAGCCCGGAGCCAGCGATCACTTGCCTTGATTCAGGCACATAACCCGACACAGCCACAGCCACATTGGTGATAGACATCACCCGGCCCGTAGCGTCAACTGTGAAGACTGGGACTGTGGTACTGCTACCGTAAGTGCCCGGGGTGGCTCCTGAGGCTGCGAGTTGTGAGGTCCCGATGCCCCCCACGGCCACGCTGAGCGTGACGTCTGTAGCAAGTGGTCCACCGCCTGTCATCCCTGTGCCTGCAATCACTTGTCTAGAGGTAGGCACCCCCGCTACACTCAACAAGTCCCCAGCCCGTATCTGGTAACTATTGCCTTGGTAAACAAAGAGCAGGAGCCCGTCCTCGGACGCCACAGGGGCCATCGGCAACTGTGTTATGCGTGTGGGAATTAGATTGCTGGGTACGTTAGACATTAGATCTCCAAGTACTCATTACCACTCTCGGTAATGAAGAACTCGTTTCCTGCTTCTTGAATCAGCCCGGCAGGGTGAGTGTTGATGGAAGTGTCTGGGCGCACAAAGGGCAGCACTATCTGATCTTCCTTGCGTGGGGCAAGGCGATAGGGGTCATATTCATCTCGGTCGACCTCACACACCATGAGCCCCGGAGAATTTGGGTCCGGAGCCAGCGCGGACAAGACCATCTTGCGCGAGCACCGTGCGCAGATGCCCAACCCGTAGGTAGGCTGGCCAGTGGGGTCAATGAATAGGCCTCTCATTTAGTGTAGCATCCTATGCCCGGATTAATGAACGTGGGCGAGCCATCATTGTCACCGTCGAAGGCTCGCAGTGTAGCTGCCGCAGACTTCATCTCCAGCGTTGGGACAAGTGCTGCATCCACAGCCGGCGTCTCTGCCGCCACCTTAGCGGCGAGCCCTGCACAGATAGCCTCCAGCCAACGCTGTGGCACTTCCACATCTTGCTGCAGGTTCTCGGTGTCCATGATCTGCCGATGACGCCACACTATCAGTTGAGCTTGCTCAGCCGCACTGAATGGCGCAGGCCAGATGTGCATGACCGGCTCGGGTATGTCACGCTGGAACCAGTAGCTGTTAGGCCGACCGGGGAACACTTTGTTGCTCTGGGCTACGTAGGTGTCACGGTTCAGCACGCCAAAAGGTATCTCCTGCGGCATGTTGCCCAGCGTGAGAGTAGTGTAGGAAAACGCGCTGGTAGAGCTAATCCGGAAATAGTTATAGGCCAGTGCCCCAGAAACATCCGTCCAAGTGATTTCCCCAGCGCTCGCGGTGGCTGCAGAGGTGCCAACAGTCACCCAGGTAGCATTGTCATTGCTTACCGCAAAGGTCAAAGGTACTGCGGCTGCTGCCCACTTGACTCCCACAGTGCTGATGACTGAGGAGTCTGAGAAGTAGGCGGTGTAGGAATTGGCCAAGTCTACATAAGACGTTGGGGTCATTTGCTGGAGTACGCGGTAGTTGGCGTTGAGCACTTCCACCGTGCCCACAGGCAGCGTCACTATCGGCTGGTTCTCATAGAACGGCAGTATCAACTTCTCAATACACCAGCTGGGTGTCTTGACGTTGGCAAGTTCAGAGAGGAAGAGGTAGAGTGCTTCCAGCGCATAGCTGTGCATCTCTGAGGTGATGGCTTGGGCAGGCAAGCGGCAACGACGGAAAGCCGTGTCTACGACTTTCAGTGCGTTGAATGTAGTTCCGCTTATACTACCAGAAAAGGCCATACCAACTCCGAGTTGTAGTCAGGTTGGCCGCTGTTTCAGCACGCCCGGTTGACGCAATTATAGGTTAAAAAGATTGCAAGGGCAACACTTTATCACTTGCAGGCTTTTCCACCCTTTTTCATACCCACCAGCGGCCCCAACGGAGCCACAGGTACTGACCGACGCGCAGGTGCTACTACTTTGGAAGTCTGTAGCAACTCCTCGCGCTGCATACGCGGAGCCTCCTCCCGCTCATGCTTGACCATAGCCTTGCGGCTGGGGTAGCGTTCTTTAGTGGCCTTCTCAAGCACCGGGCCACCTTTCTTCATCTTAGCGGCTTCAGTCGCCTCTTGCCTGGCGATGCGGGCCAAGGTACTGGCGTGCTCTAACTCTTGAGCTTTGTCGCCCTTGGCAACACCGCCCGCAGCCATTTTCTTAACTGGCCCACCTCGGCAGTACGCGGAGACCTGTACCTTGGGAGAACCGAAGTCAAAGTCTTTGACGTACTGGAGTGTCTTACCCATGATAGGCTCCTACTTGGTAGACTGTTGAACAATGGTCAAGCGCAGTGTGCCTGTGCCAGAGTTGATCTTGTAGCGTAAGGCCCGCATCAGCGTGGTGCTGGAGGCGGTTTGGCTTGCGGTTGCCCCCGTCAGTGCTGCTGTGGGATGAGCAACTGCAGTGCGCTGAAACGTATGATCCCATGGATCTTCGTTGGTGTACTGAATTGAGTAGTTGGCCGTACCTGTAAGCGTAGCCGACACCGTAGTCACCTGATTCGGGGTGTAGATGTCCATAGGGATCCACTCGCTGTAACCGGATTGCGCAATGCCCGCAGTCACGTTACCTGTAGTGGCTGCGCTCACAGTAATTGAACTCACTGAGGCATAAACCAGAAGGCTTGTGGCAGTGGCTGTATCAAGGCCCACAATCGTCTCACTTTGAGCGGTTCCGTCTAGCCCCAGACCCGTGACGGTAAAGAGGATGGCTGTTTCGTCAGCGGCGGAGGTGATAGTGACAAAGCGTGGCGGAGTCAGGGTCAGCGTAGCAGTGAGCGTTAGGGCTCCTGCCCCCGTGGGCTTTTGACTGGCCGCTAGGTAGTTAGCTACAGCCGCGCTGTAGCTAGGGGTTATCAGTTGGATTGGGCGCATCTTGTTTCTCCGGTTCGGGTTCGATCAATTTGGCGATGAGCGTTTTGTAAGCGGAGATTGCCCCATCAGCCTGGATCAAGAAGGTCTTGGCCTTCTCAATCTCTTGCTGCAGATCGGCAATCTCAGCCCGCAAGAACTCTTGCGTTATGACCATGATTAAGACGCTGCGGAGTTAGCCATGATCCAGTACGGAGTACCGTCATGCGCGATGATTGGAATCACGTGGCTTGAAGCGGCCAGCACCCCTGCGGCAACCATCGCTTTGGGGATGTTCATCAAGTAGCTGATGGTGCCCGTGCCAGAATTGGTGCAGCGCATGAACGATGCGTTCGTCCAAGTGCCGCCCGTAGCGAAGTCCGAGTCAAACTGAACCGCAGCCAGCGTGCCCCCGGGGTTTGTAGATGTACCACCGATGGTGAACCGGCCCGCATTGCCTGCGCCTGCAACCGTACCTGAGCCGTTGATCGACAGTGAATTGTGCACACCATTGATCGTGCCCCCAGCCGCCGCGCCTGCGCCAGTCACAACAGTGAAGTTGCGTGCCGTTTCACCCGAACCAGTCGAGGTGAACGTGAGCTTTTGGTAGTTGAGGCGCGTATCCCCCGAAGCTACAGACGTTGTGCCGTAACTGGAAGTAACGTTGCGGGCAGTGGTGACCGCGATAGGGGATGCGGATGTCCCATTGATGAAACCGTTCAACGATTTGATCGGACCTGACCAAGTAGTTTGACTCATGATGTATTTCCTAACATGCTAGTCTGATGCGTATGTCTGCATGTCGTCAGCCGGGACAAATTGGCTGTCATACGCATCGAGTTCGTCCCCAGAAAGGGCCGGGTTCATAACTCCCAGCCCTTTGAAGTGACGACGTCTAGTTAGACGCCAGCAGTACCGTACACGCCGCGCGGATCGGTCCAGCCCAGCACATAACGCTCAGTGGCCTTGTAGCGCATGGAGTCGGTTTCGAAGTCGCCTTCCATGCTCTTCTCCAGCGCACGACGCATCAGAAGCTTCAGGCCTTCCGGTGCATCGGTCTGTACCCACCAGGCGGTGGTCGACGTGATACGCGAGAGGTTGGCTTGACCATCAGCCAGCAAGCCCATGGACTTGACCGGGTTGATGTCGTTGTCAGCCGTGCCGGTGCGCAACACGCTCTTGAGCAGAACTTCTGCCTGGAACACATTGCTCGGGCCGGAGACGATCTTCTTCGGCTGCAGGCGGATACGCTTGCCGTTGTTGTCAACTGCGTTGCGGATCTGAATCAGCATCTGCTCAAGCGAAGTCTGCGACAGAGCCGCAGCGGTGCTCAGCTGGTTGCTGAAGGAACCGTTCACCAACGGATGGTCGGTAGCCACAAGAGACTTGCCGTCGCCACCTAGATACGCGCCGTTGAAGGCTCGGTTCAGGATGTTGGCTGCAAGCGTCTCCTTCGTCTCAATCAGCGACTGAGCCAAGTGCTTGGCATAGGTCTGACCGATACGAATGTGGTCGCCGTCTTCCACCAGGACCTTGGTCAGCGCGAACGCCAAACCATAGACCTTGTACAGGTAGCGCTGCAGGAACAACACGCCGCCCGATTGGTACGTCACCGCCATGCCGTCGGGCAGTTCCGGAGCCGCGCCGAAGCCGTACAGGACGGGCTCTTCGTGGTAATTCCGGGGAATGCCTTTTTGTTCACGGAAGACCATCTTCCACTCGTCAGCACGCTGTTCGTAAACACCGTCAAACACCTCGTTGAGAATGGGCTCAACAACGGACCGGAAGTCCGTACTACGCATTGGGGTAGCCATGGTTTAGCCCTCCTTAGATCGAGTTGACGGATGCTTTGTAGTGATGTTCGTTAATCCGAACAGTCGCTACAACGTAGGCGTCAGTGAGTGAATCGGCCACGCCGTAAGCAAAGCCAGTGATCTGGAATTGACCAGAAGTGGCTTGAATAACGGTGAGGGACGTGGAAGACAAGCCCGTGGAGGTAGAACCACCTGGAGCAGTCTGCCCCCAGTCACACTCTTCGCCGACGGCAGTTTGCACTGTAGTCGTACCAGGTGTGCCTGGATTGGCGTACTGGACGTCAAAGAGCGTCTCAGGATCATCGTATACATAGGCACGAATGTTGGTTGCAGTGGTCCCTGTTGGCCAGAAGTTCGACACAGTGGGCTTGCCCAAAGAGTCGTTGTACTCCACACCGGCAAAGATACCGAGCAGCAAGATGCCGTCAACGGTGCCCGTGCGGGCGCCGTCAGAAGTACCCAGCTGAATAACACCGTCGTCCATCAGCTTCACGGGGTCGCCCATGAAGATATTGGCCGCGTAGGTGGACGCGATCGTGTAGGCTTTCGGGCGCATCTGACCACTGTTGTGGAAAGACGGGCGGAAGCCAAAAGGTGCGCTAGTCGAAGACATTAGCTTACTCCTTATTGGGATTGAACATTAACACATCAGGAGAGCTCAAACTGAGCACTCCGGCGTTGTCCCATTTCCGTGTTGCCATCTCCCATCGTCAACCTTGATTTAGACACACGTGCCTGTTCCTCCATGAACTCAGCTGTATCAGTGAGTTTTTCTTCCTCCCGCAGGGGAGCGTCATGGTGGGCTTCCTGCATGTACTTCTCGTACAGGCTCATCGGAAGTTTGAAAGCGAGCATCTCATTAACCCCGATGAGTCCAGCCCAGTCGCCCGTCTTGAGCGTCGCATATTCCCAGCCCGGAACGTCTTCGGGCTTGATGGGCTGGTAGCCCAAGCGGATGCGAGTGTGGATTGAGTCTCGTGGATTAGTAGTTGTGAGCCAGCAAGCGTGCCAGCCCGGGATCTTTGGCAAGTCCGGTAGTGAGGACTGGAAAAACTGATGTCGAAACATCTCAACCCGCTCATCATCGGACAACTCGCGATTTTCAGTCTTCGGGCGGTCTTCCACAGCCCGGCTATCACGATTGTCACCAGCAGATTTCTTCAAGCGTTCGTCTGACATTTCTCGCTCCTTTCAGCGATTGACGGAATTATATATCTAATTCCAGAAAATTAAAACTATTTTGGGGACAGACTAAGCGTGAGCTTTGTCATATTCAGCATACCGACGGGCATACTTGACACGCAGTACTGGGTCATCCCAGACTCCGGCATCGATAAGCGCCTGTTTACGGTCCGGGCTCAAGTACACCTCCTGTCGAGTTGAAGTCGGGGCGTGTTCTCGTCCCGATCCTACAGTCGGCCCACCTCTTGGAGTCCGTTCTTCTTTCTCGGCTGTCGGGAGATTCTTAAACTTCTCGGGAAGCCGGCGGGCCGCGCGCTTCTTGAGCTCATTCCAGTACTCTTCCGTTTGGGGATTATAGCCGTCACCACTGAGCGCCCTATCTATGGCTAGTACAATAGAAGACTCCTCGTCTCGGCCCTGGGGGTCATACCACTTGTTGTCGTCCAAGAACTTCTTGGCATAGTGCATGGTGAGGTCGTCGGGTTTGGCCTCAGAAGTAATAGGTCGCTGAGTCGCTTGTTGTTTGACTTGGTTTAATTGACGAACTCGCTCCATTGCTTGGTCACGATAGCCAAGAGCTTTGGTTACATCTGCCCCGTTGCCTTGTTCGATAGCTTTCGCAATCACTTGCTCAGCCATTCGAGTCTCTTCTTGGGCCTGTTGAAGTTGGGTATCAAGATTGCCTAGATCAGCCTGATATGCCCGCTGCTCTTGGGCCGACATGCGGCGCTCAAGTTCATCGTTGCGCTTGCGCAGGAAGTCCATCTCCAACTTATCCCGAGAGATTGCTTTGTCTCTGCGGTCTTTCCGTTCGAGTTTCTCCAGACGCCGACGTTCCCGGATAACTTCTCGCTCTTTGTCCGTTTCGCCCTCTTCGGACTTGACTACAGGAGAGTCATCTTCCTCGTCATGGTCATCAGAGTCTTCTCCCAATTTGACTTCGGGTTTCTCTTCGACGATAACAATGTCTTGGTCTTTACCCTTGACTTCGTCGTCTTCTTTCATCACATCAGCCATGAATCATCTCCTTTCAGATGAATGCTCGGATCGCCAGTGGGTCGCCTTTGACGCTCCCAATGATGTCGAGGTCGTTGAAAATAACAAATAGCGCGGATTCGCCATTTGGCAAGGGCACCTCCCAGCGATCACCTCCGTATTTGGCCACACGCACATAGTCGCCCGGTTTGCACCAGTCGCCTTCGGGCCATGCCGCCATGGTATTGCGATTCTTGAAGGCCAGCGGCCCAACAGAGACCACTTTACCAACTTGGGTATTCCACTTTTCGGTGTCTTTTGTACCTGTGTCTAGGTAGATACCAGATGCAGTGCGATTCTTTGCAGACCGAATTTGCACCAGAACACGGCTCCCGAAAGGCTGAATTCCAGCTTCTGCAGCTGGGAAAGCCTCCGCCAATGCGTTCTCAGAGGTCATTGTCACCATTCTTCTCCTCGTTAAGTAGTGAAAGAAGTACGTTAATAGAAGCCTCGTAACCACTTACGACGCCTACTCGGAGCCCGTACTCAAAGCTATCTCGATTCTGTGGACGCTTCAAAGCATCCACGGCATACTGCGCCTGATCGGCCTTAAGCTGATTCAGGAGTCTAGTCGCAAGATTCACGCTGGAGTCTTAGGACCAGATTGGGGGATGGGCTGGTTTACGGGCTTGCCTTGAGCCAGGCGTTTGTGCTGTGGAAGCAGTGCGTCGTCAGTTGCGTACATGGTGTTTCCTTTCTAGGGGTTGGGGACTATGGATTCGGGACTATGGATTCGGGACTATGGATTCGGGACTATGGATTCGGGTTAATGCCTGTTCCAGTGCTGACTGCTACCTTATCGCCACTGGCAATCTCTGCTGCTGCCAAGAGTTTAGCAGTGTCATTATCTTCAGTATTCATCTGATAGCGAACTTGGTCACTGTTCTCAGTCCGTTGAGTCTCTGCCTGCTGCCGCAGTTGCTCTTGTTGGAAGGCTTCCTGAGATTTACGAGCCTCAGACTCAGTTTTCTGCTGAGCCGCTTGGGCTTTCTGCTGAGCATCCTGCTGCATCCGTTGCTGATCTAAGCCCAAACGGGCTTGATCGGACTGAGCACGCTGTTGGAGAGCCTGGCCTTGCACTTGGGCATTGATCTGAGCCACTTGCATCGAGTTATCTGGCGGCATTGGCGGCTGAGGCTTGTATTTCTGAGCTTCTTGGTCGATTTGAGCCAGTTCTTGGGCGAATGCGCCGAGTTGCTGTTCAATAAACTGCTGGACTTGCAGGATTACCTTGACCTGTGGGCCCGATTCCTCTTCAATCAAGTTATCTTTCTGTGCTTTGTCCACTGCTTCGTGAGATTCGACCAAGTAGTAATTCAAAACGTGGTCCCGTAAGTGAAGAGCCATCGGATACAGATAGGTTTTGATGATTGCCGGGTTAGCTCCGAACAAAGGAGACTTCAAGAACGGCAAATGAGTCATCAAATGAGCCATGTGATCCTGGCGAGGGAGCACATACAAGGGCCTACCCATCGCAGCAGCCACATTCTCGCTCACGGGATCCATATCCTCAGTGCCTGGCTTGGATTGAAGCACGTCTGTGTCGGTCAAACGGAGACTGCGGAGGAACATATCCTCCACTTTGCGTTGGTCGTATAGTTGAGGCAGGGCCGCGGCTCTTTGAACGATAGCCTGGACTTGGGCAAATCTCTGAGTCTCGCTAAAGATAGCGGGATCAGAGACTGGAACAATGTCCATCGGGCCATCAAAGTCCGACGGTGTGACGTCCAGGTCATCGCCTGCTTCAGCAATATCGTCTTCCGTCAGGTAAGCACTGTTGATCCGATGCAGAATCTTGAACACTCGGCTCATGGAGTTGTGCAAGCGGGAGTGGATGGAGGAGAACACCACCATTCCCTGCTCAATCAAGGCCATCGTAGTGCCAACTGGCTGATTCACATTCTGATCGGAAAGCTTCTCAAAGCTCGTTTGAATCACGCCCTTGCCTGCATCGACCAAGAAACCGAGTAACTGGAAGAGTGTAGGAGAGGGACCGTTGAACGGAAGAGCCATTGCCAGCTTCCGAACGTCGTCGATGAGTGCCCCGCCTTCCAACTCTACCACCTCTGTAGGTTGGACATTGATAGTCTGGCCGTTGGGTCCACCCTTGAGCTTGAGCAGCGTGGGGATGTTCTGGATATGAGCCGAATCAAGGAGGGCACGGAGTGAGCCTGTAGCAGCACCGCTCAGTCCTCCGATCATGTGAGTCAGTCCAATAGGATACGCGCCGCGCCAAGGCACGAACGGGAACTCCACAACCCAGTCCAGTTCTCTCCGACGATCGTCTGCCTCTTCCCAGTTTCGGTAGAGGGCAAGAGCCTTGCCGCTCGACTTGTCAATGCTCAGGATGTAGGGCTCCATTCCATCCTCAAAATCCAAGTGGGTGTAGATTTCGAAGACTGTACGAAGCCCATCTTCGTTGTAGTAGTCATCTTCCCGGCCTTCGATCTTGTCATTGGCCTTGGTTGCTTTGCTGTATTCCGGCTCACCCGGGGGACCAATGTCCACGTCCATGTACATGCCACTCTTTACACGACGTTGGTATTCCTGTTCCGTGATGTACTGAACGTGGGTCTTGCGTTCAGCGGAGTAAAAGTTGGTAGCAGCGAAGGGGAGGTAGATGTCGTCAATCGCAATGAACTCAGCCGAAGGCCTGCGATACTGGGGATTCCAGAGCATCTTTAAGTACTGAGCACCACCGAGAGGCAACTGCGTGCTGAGTTGCTCAAGTTCACCCCGAAACTCAGGCATCTGTTCAGTTGTTTGCCAGTTCATAAACTGGACTTTTCTATCAGCCTTCTCGACTTTGGCCTTGTCGCGTTCGCCAATTAACTTGCTGCGCACCGGACCACTCGGCGGAAAGATCTCACGCATGACCCGAGCACTAAAGTCCACACATGCTTCCACCAGCATCGGGTGGACTACCTTGTTGGCCCCGGAGAACTGTGCCCCTCCGGGCGCGTCGTCACCTAGTCCTGTGCGACGAAGGCCCTCTTCATAGAGTTTGTCGCGTTTAGCCCGGGCCTTCTTGTCCTTCTCGATCTTGTCAAGCAAGTCAGAGACTGCTTTCCCCAATGCCTTCTGGTCAACTTCGTCGACGATATTAGCGAAGTGTTTGAGATTTTTCTTCTCGTCCTTGTCATCGGCGATTCGGACCTTGGCGCCACCGTCCTCGGTGTCTTCAGTGTTGGTATCCTCGTCGTCAAGTTCAATGCGTTCGTCTTCGCTCTCATTGATCGAGAGGTCGTGGTTCTTGGCTTCAGACATACATTTCTTCCTTCAGTTGGGCGACGAGGTCGTCGACTCGCGCTGGGTCGTATTCGGTGTTGCGGTGTTGGGCGATTATCTCGTCCACTCGCTGTGGACTGTAGACTAAGCCTCCAGTGGCGAAGCCCTTGAGCTTGCGCAGTTGCTGCGGAGACAGAGCGCTTTCCGGCACGAAGGCCAGTGCGGCCTCGTACTCCTCAGGAGTCATGTGTCCAGTGGCGTCTATGCCGCGCGCAGACAGGTTTTCCAAAGCTGCGGGGGTAAACTCACGCGGTCCATGCCTCAGTCCAGTGTTGGCGTAATCCTCCACATCACCCCACTTGCCGGACTTGACAAAGTCTTGGACGAAGGGGCGGTACTCGTAGGGCTCAGAGTTGACGAGGTTGGCTTTGCGCTTGATTTGGACGATGGTGTCAGGATATGGGACGATCTCTCCCTTCCAATTCTTCGCGATCCACGACCTAACTGACGCGGCGTGTTGGAAGTCTCGTGCTGGCATTGCCGCTTTTGCTGCCGCCACAGCATCGTCTGGCAGCTCCTCGAAAAACCCGTCCAGACGCGGGGTCCTGCCCTTTGTCGTCATGATCTGCACATGCGGATCGCCCTTGGCGTCCACAAGGACATGCAGCTGGTTGCCATCTGAGCCATAGCGCTTGGCCATGTCTGCACCCTGAGTGCACCACGCGCCTTGCTTGCCAATGTCACACGCAAACTTCAGTGCCTTCTCATCCTTGGCGGTGTCAGGCACCGTCAACCAACGGAATCCGCCCTCATGCTCCTTGCGCACCGGGATGCCTTCAGCCGCAGCCTTGCGCGCAGTGAGCGCGGCTTGCTCACGCCAATCATTGATCGCAGCCACATGCCTGACAGCCTTCTCCATGCCCATGTTGGCCATCTTCTCAGGGGTGAGCAACAAGTTGCGGGGTAGGCCGCTCTCTGGGTTGAGTGCGTTGCGGAGTTCGTCGGTGAGGTGGGTGAAGCCGAGGTCGCGCATGCTGGGCGTAGTGTTAAAGACGTTTGTTTCTGGCGGCTTAGTTGCCAGCCATGAATTATCTTTGACCCATGCTGCTTTACCCAGTATAGAGCCTAATCTCGTGCTTGCATCGTCTAAGATTTGCTTAGCCGTGCCTGCCGGGTGTATCGCAATATCAGCGTTATTTTCCCAAACCTTCGCTAAGTCCAATTTACCTTCAGCCGGCATTTTTAGGATAGATCTTTGTAAGCTAGCCAAGTCAGCGGCCATAGGGCTGTTGGGTTGGAAATGCAGCACCCCCTGCTCAGCCAGCGCACGCACGGGGTCGTCGGGCGTGGCCATCTGCTGCTTGACGTAGCGGGTGAGGGGGCCTTCGACGAATTTGTTGGAGGCAACATCAGCAGTTGTGAGCAACTGTGGATTGAGTCTTGGCGGTAACCTGTGGTTGACTTCCATTTCGAGAGTCAACGCTTGATCTGAAATTGGGTCACCGTAGGTGTCCATGCCCGGAATTCTATTCTTCTCAGGAGTGCCCCGCGCGATCAATCTTTCAGTTCGCTTCTGAATTGCCTCTTCTCTCGTAAACCCCTTCTTCTTCAACCCCGCCAGCGCATTCTCCACCGAGCCCTTGAGGAAGTTGTTGTCGCCGGTGTTGCGGATGATAGCGCCGACAGGCATACCCTTGGTCAGTTGCGCCACCTTAGCCATAGGAGATATGAACTGAGGCGCAGCCATCAACGCTTCGCCTGTGTCCTCCGACAAGAACGGAACATTAGCCTTGCCTGCATTGGTCAGTGGTTCGCCGTATCCAAAGCGTTCCAGTGTGCGTTGGATAGCAGGCACTCCGAAGAGCGAACTGATCGCGGCAGCAGGGGGATTGTCATACCCAAAAGGCTTACGAGCAAACTCATCCGCTTGTCCTATCTTCTTAGCCAACCAAGCTGCTTCTGGATGTTGCTCTGGCGTTGACCTCATCGAGCCTGCCCCAGCAACTGCGGCACTCCCAACAATAGCTGCTGGGACTCTGTAAGCCTTTTGCTCAGGCAACGCTAGCCACTGTTGGAAATTAGGCTGATCCTCGTACCGTACGTCTCTCATAGCCTTCTTGTAGGCTTCTTGTGCTGGCTGTTTTGCTACTGCTTCTTCCCGAAGCAACTTCAAACGAGCTAGGATGGAAGAGGAAGGCGTAGCCATGTCTACGCCTCACGCAGCATAGGGGTTGACTCGTTCGAGCCGTTTGACAGGCAAGTCCTCAATGTCTTTAGCCCGAGGCAACTCGAACCACCCCTCGTTCTTAAGGAAGATAATAGCCTGGGAGAATGTGTCCACATAGTCATCATGTTGTGCTACGGGAAATTTGCTCAGTTGAGCTAGGAATTGCGTCGCTCCGCCTACAGCGTGTCCTGGATTCTTCGTCGATTCGGGTATCCATAATAGCCCCAATTCCAAAGTAGGTGCAGCGGAATGTGCGCGACTGATCTTGTCCGCATTGCCGGGATTATAGCCTACCGCAGGCACATTGGCCAATCTCAAATCTTGTAATAAACTCTGACCCGAGGCCTTCGCTTCAACCAACACTCTGTCCGGCCTCTTCGGCCTGTTCCAAGGATTCGCCTTACTCGAAGCTCCATACTCCGTTGTCCATGACCTAATCGCTCTCTTCCGTAGGTCTGGGTAACTCAAGTACTCATCCCACGCATCAATCAACATCGCGTTCCGCACGCCCTTGTATGTGAACATCCCCCACACAGTGCACGCAGTTGGATCCCCTGTGCTCTTCTCAGTAAACGCACAGTCGTATGACTGCAATATGTACTCGAACACAGGCAAGCCTCCGACGGGCCACAACTTGAAGAACGCAGTCTTCAATATCCCACCTTCCACAGGCGATGGATCCTGTTGCAACTGTCCGGACGAACCGTACGTCCCCAGCGCCTGCTTCAGCACTCGGATCTCTTCCGCCCCGAACCGATCAGGACAGATCAGTTCACCCTTTACTTGCCTAGGGTCATAGTCCCCAAGCACTGTCTTTCTATACTTCCCGTCCCACTCAGCGGGTATACAAATATGTTCCCAGCCTTTGATGTCCTGGAGTATGTGCCCACTAATATCCTGCTCATGTAGCCTCTGCATCACTACAACCATCGCGTCCGTCTTGGGATTGTTCAACCGCGTGCTCCACACTTGGTCAAACCATTGCAGCGCTGACTCCCGCATCGCATCGCTCTGTGCGTCCTGCGCTCCGTGGGGATCGTCCAATATCAGCCTTGATCCCCCTTCCCCCGTCGCCGTACCCCCCACCGACGTAGCAATCCGATAGCCGGTCTTGTCATTCTCGAATCGTTGCTTAGCGTTCTGGTCCCCCGCCATCGCAAACATGTGGCCCCATCGCTCCTGATACCAAGGCGACTGCACCAACCTCCGCGCCTTCAAGTTATCCCGAGTAGACAGAGCCCCTGAATACGAAGCAGCTAGGAACTTCTGCTCTGGCTGCGCTATCCATTCCCACATTGGCCACATCACACTAACAATAGTCGATTTACTATGCCTTGGGGGAATGTTAATCAGTAACCGCCTAATCTCTCCGCTCGATACCGCCTCCAGGTGTTCACAGATCGCCTCGATATGCCACGACGGCACGAACGGTATCCCTGGCTCGACGGCGTCCCAACTCTGTTTCACAAACTCATAGAGCGAGGCTTCAGCTCTCCGCCTCAGTTGCTCTTTAGCCAGCAATTCCCGGAGTACTTCCGGGGTGGCGTGGTTCATGTTCATGGAGTCTTAGAGCTTTGTATCTTAGAGCTTTGTATCTTAGAGCTTCGGTATCACAAACCCATACTCCTGCTCTAACTCCGACAGAGCGGGAGGTGGAGGGGGCGGCACATGTAGGGGAGCAGGACGTTTGACAGTCGCAGGGCGTTTGACAGTCGCGTGCTCCTTAACGGGAACATCCTCCACGTCATTCGTCTCCAGCTCAAGAATGTCCCCCGACTCCTGGGGCGTGGCCTTGGACAGCAACTTCTGCATATTGTCCAACTCCACATCAGACAAGCCGCGGAAGTTCATAGCCGAGACCTGAATCGGTCCACCGTTCGCTCCCGTGTGCTCCGTCAAGAGCTTATCCCCATACAGTCTCGGCAGCATCTTAGCCAGGATCCACTTCCGCGTTTCCACTCTCAGCCTCGACCGCTGGACAACTTCCGAGTTCATCCGCACCATCCCGTGCTCATCCACGAAGGTATCCTCATCGGCCCTGTCTGCAATATCCAGCAGTTCATCCGCCAGCAACCGATACCCAGTGTCTCTAGCCTGTGAGTATACCCTCGCTAAGTCCTGATCGTCATATACCCACCTCAGAAACTGAGACGGGCTGATAACCCCGATCGCTGCCGTGGCCATCCGACAAGCCTTATGCAGAGGATGTCCCTCAGACAGCAAGGGCAAAATGAATTCCGCAATATCTCGACGGTATGGGGAATTGGGGAGTGTAGGTCTCAACCTCGTAGGGTCAAGCACTTTACGATCCGGGCCTTGAGCAGAGCGGAGTTGTCCATTGGGCATAGGTGGCGAATATACCACTGCCGCATCTCCCAGTCAATCGTCCGTTCTAACGTATGAGTCTGAGGGGTTGGTTATCCCCCGGGGGCCAGGTCGATCATGGATCAGAGGCCCGATTAGCCAAGGTGGCGGGGCCAAAAGACTGGGTGGGCTCCCCGGGGGCATGTGGTCCCTTTTAGATTACGGGTCTTTTAATATGTAGTCCCCTAATTTTTGAAAACGGGTTAGCGACTCCCCCCCCGGGGGAGTAGGCTTTTAATATGTAGTCTCATAATCTTTGAAAACTGGCTAGCGATCTCATGGGCCTCGGCGAAAAAACCCGTGAATCCTGCTGGGGGTGTGTGGGGGACAGCGACAGTGAGCCCAAACCGACACGGGTCAGTTGTAACCAGATGTAACAGACACATTTGGTTACGGTTGACAGCCCCTGTCGACCGTGTCTAGTTGTAACCGTCGGCTCACGCCAACGGAGGCACACGCCAACAGAGACTGAGTCGCTGCCTCGGTGACGCGGGGCAGTGCGTCACCGAGGGCATGAGGTCAGGGAGTCGGTGACGCGGGGCAGTGCGTCACCGACGAACGACTATATAACTAAAACGCATAAAGAACTCGGTTGATTCTCGGTGCGGCGGGCCGCGTCACCGATCCGCGTCACCGAGAAACCGAGACATCCCGCTATAGGCTCAGGGCCCAATCTCGGTGACGCAAAACTCGGTGACTCGGGGGGGGCGTCCCTAGGGGGAGGGAGACCGCGTCACCGACCGAGAACGCTTACGCTGCCTCGGGCTCCACTTCATGCTGAAGACATGAAGGTGGAAGCCACGAAGCAGGCGTCACGTTTGCAAGCGTACCAAAATTGAATTCTCGGTGACGCGGGCCGAGTCACCGACCCCGCGTCACCGAGGTTTTTGTTGTCACCGAGCCATTTTGTCATCGACTCGTTTCCCGACATAGGTCGGGCCTGTGAGACTCAGATTGACCGGCAATTGTCTCGTCGGAGTCCATTTCCCTCCGATCAAGGACTATCCGGCTATTAGGTATCCAGTGCCAACCTCGTAGCCATTGAGCCTTTTGAGCCCCTAACCCGAATATTTCACACAAATGAGTCGGCAGTCCTTGGTTGTCATTGGTATCTGACGCCAAGTACAACCAAGGACTGCCAATGCCAAACTGTACCGAAGAATCTGGAACAAGCAAGATTAAATTTGGACAGCTTGGCCGACGCGTCGTGGAAGGTTGTTTTGATGGCGGCAGCATGACCAGTGATGCAGGGGTCATGCTACTGGGGGCGACCGATCGCAAACTCGGTCTGATACAGGCAGCAGCACGTTGCATCACTGATCCGCGCAGCCCACTGCTCATCAAGCACGGCGTTGTCGATATGCTACGCCAGCGCGTCTATGGACTGGCTCTTAGCTGGGAAGACCTCAACGACCACAGCACTCTGCGCCAGGACGTGGCCATGCAAACGGCTGTCGGTGTTGATCGCGAGGTGGCAAGCGCCCCCACGCTGTGCCGTCTGGAGAAATGGGCAGATCGCTCAAGCGCGCTACGGCTGCACCAGGTGTTGATCGAACAATTCATCGCCAGCTTCAAAGACGCACCGCAGGAACTGGTGCTCGACTTCGATGCCACCGACAACCCGCTGTACGGTCAGCAAGAGGGCCGCTTCTTTCACGGCTACTACGACAGCTACTGCTATTTGCCCCTGTACGTGTTCTGCGGCCAGCAGTTGTTGTGTGCCTACCTGCGCCCCAGCCGCATCGATGACACCAAACAGGCCCGCAACCCAAGCCGGGGTGGTGTAGTTGCGGCCCAACTGGCCCGATTGCCAGCCTCTGACAGCTCCACACCTGCAAAACGACCAGTTCAACCCCATTCAGCGCAGAAATCAGCACCAATCAGGTCATACAGTGCAGTAGCGTGAAATATGCGGGCTAAGCCGAGGGGGCAATGTTCAGCCGATGAAGTAGCAGTTGTATACCGTTAAATAAGTGAGTCTAGCTCAAATAAAACGTAACAGTTTCTATATTCCTAAAAGTCATCAAGCCGCCTATATGCCGAAATCCACATAAAAACATGACTCTTTAAACAGACCGTATCGTTTTAAACGCTCATAGCTAACTTATTTAAGTTCCTAAGGCCAATGCCTTAGGGGTCAAGGGATCGCGGCGTCTAGGGCCCATTCCGGAGGGCACTAGTTTGGTGCGGAATGTAGCAGACTGTTACATTTGTTTTCTCCTG